GTCCGGCCGCGACGAGGACCGCGTCGAGGTCACCCGGCACGCCGCCCTCGACCTGTGGATGCAGCCCAACCAGTTCATGACGGGCCCGCAGTGGCGTGAGGCGACGCAGCAGCACGAGGAACTGACCGGCGAGCAGTGGTGGGTGATCTCCCGCGACGAGCGGTCGTCGATCCCTCTGGAACTCTGGTTCGCCCGCCCCGACCGCATGACCCCCATCCCGGACCGGGACAACTTCCTGTCCGGGTACGTGTACTCGTCGCCCACCGGGGAGCAGGTCCCCCTCGGCCTGGACGACGTCATCATGCTGCGCCGGCCGAATCCCTTGGATCCGTACCGCGGGTGGGGCCCGGTGCAGACCCTCCTCGCCGACCTCGACAGCTCACGGGCCTCGGCCGAGTGGAACGCGAACTTCTTCCGCAACAGCGCGCAGCCCGGCGGCATCGTCCAGGCCGAGCAGCGCCTGTCCGACGACGAGTTCAACGAGTTCCGCGACCGCTGGAACGAGCAGCACCGCGGCGTCTCCAACGCCCACAGGATCGCGGTCCTGGAGAACGGCCTCAAGTGGGTCGACCGCTCGTACTCGATGGCGGACATGCAGTTCGCGGAACTCCGCAACGTGTCCCGCGAGATCATCCGCGAGGCGTTCGGGTTCCCGAAGCCCATGCTGGGCACGGTCGACGACGCGAACCGGGCCAACATGGAAGCGGCGAACGACATGCTCGCCCGCTGGCTCATCCGCCCCCGCCTCGAACGCATCCGCCAAGCCCTCAACACGAGGCTGCTCCCCATGTACGGGAGGCTCGGCCAAGGCTTGGAGTTCGACTTCGAGGACCCCGTCACCGACGACGTCGAGATGGAGTCCAAACAGCTCGTAGCGCAGGCCAACGCGGTCAAGCTCCTCACAGACTCCGGAGCCTACGGACCCGCAGCCCTCGCCGCAGTCGGCCTCCCCGACATCCCCTTCGGCGCCCCCGACGCCGACCCCGACCGCGAACTCCTCATCAAACTCGTCACCCGCGCCCCGCTGCTCGCCCCGATCATCCTGCCGATGCTCGGCTACGACCTGCCCGAGGGAGCACAGCCGGCCAGCGCCGCGTCCCTGGCTCCGGCACCGGCCGCGTCGTGGGGTGAGGCGGTGTCTGGGCTGCTCGCCCTCGCCCCTGCCATCAGCAACGCGGCCACGGACCCGCTGGAGCAGATGCGGCAGGACCACGAGAAGGCCCTCGACGCGCTGCTCGACGATCTCGCCTCGACCGACGGCGACTGGATCGACGAGCTCGGCACCCAGATCGAGCAGGCCATCGACGACGAGGACACCGAAGCCCTCGCCGCTCTGAGCCTCGACTCGACGGACGCGGCCGACACCATCCGCACCGCACTCGGCAGCGCGGCGCAGCAGGCCGCGGACCGCATGGCCGACGAGGCCCACAAACAGGGCGTGAAGGTGACCGCACCGACCGTGGACGAGGCGCTGACCGCGCGCCTGCGCCCCGGACAGATCCTCAACTTCGGTGACGAGCTGAACGCGATCGCCACCGCGGTAGCCTCACTCCTCGCCTCCGGGCTCGCAGCCTCGGCCGCGCAGGAAGCGGTACGCCGCTTCGTCCCCGGGGTGTCCGGGAAGACCGTCGCGACCGCGGTGAAGGACAAGCTCCGCAGCTTGAAGGGCGTGTTCAAGCGGGACCAGCTCGGCGGCGCCATCCACCGGGCGCAGAACGTCGGCCGGATCGCCACCCTCGAAGTCGCGCCCGAAGCGCACTGGGTCGCGAGCGAGAAGAACGACGCCAACACCTGCGACCCGTGCAAGGCCATCGACGGCACCAGCTTCGCGACGCTCGCCGAGGTGACCGCCGCCTACGGAGCCGGCCCGTATCACGCGTGCCAGGGCGGCATCCGCTGCCGAGGCACTGTCACCGCGCAGTGGAACACGACGGGAGGCGGCGACTGATGCCGTTCATCGACCTGCCCGACCGGATTCCGGGCCTGCGCGCACAGGCCAAGTCCGGCGCGCCCTGGTACCAGTTCAGGAACCTGGCGAGCGAGGAACCGGAACTGTTCCTCTACGACGAGATCGGCGGATGGGGCACCCTCGCCGAGGACTTCATCGCCGAACTCAAGGCCATCACCGCACCGAAGCTCCGTGTTCGCGTGTCCAGCCCCGGCGGGTCGGTGTTCGAAGGGGTGGCCCTGGCCAACGCCCTCCGCTCCCACCCCGCCGAGGTGACGATCCAGGTCGACGGCATCGCGGCCAGCATCGCCTCCGTCATCGCCATGGCCGGTGACCGCGTGGTGATGCAGCCGCAGGCGATGCTGATGGTCCACGACGCGAGCGGCCTGTGCATGGGCAACGCCCACGACATGGCGGACATGGCCGCACTCCTCGACAAGATCAGCGACAACATCGCGGACGCCTACAGCGAGAAGGCCGGCGGGACCCGCGACGAGTGGCGGCAGGTCATGAAGGCGGAGACCTGGTACACGGCTGAGGAAGCCGTCGAGGCCGGTCTCGCCGACGAGATGCTGTCCGGGCGGAAGCAGCATGCGGCGCCGGAGGAAGCCGAGCCGGAGATGCGGCAGTTCGACTTCGCTGCCTACGGGTACGCCGGCCCGGCCCGGCCCGATGCGCCGAAGCCTGCGCCCGCAGCCAGCGAACCCGCCCTCACTGCGGACATCCGCTCCCTGATCGGCGAGGAAGTCGCAGCGCAGCTCGCCGCCGCCGTCACCCCGACCGCGGAGCCCGAGCCGGAAGCGCAGCCCGCACCCGAGCCGGTCGCTGCGCTGGAGCCGACCGAGCCAGCAACCATCCCCGAGACCGCCCAGCCGGAGCCCCCGGCCGACGACTGGACGGCGCTCGTTGCCGCCCTCATCCCCGACGACGGCGACACCTGGTCGGCGCTCGTCACCAACCTGATCGAGACCGAAGCGTCGCCCGCGGCGACGGACGCCTGAAGGAGGCACAGTGGCAACCACAACGACCGTCCCGCAGAACGCCGAACAGCTGGCGGAGATGCTCGCTGACCCCGCGAAGCGCAAGGACATCCTTGCCTCGCAGGAGTCCCTCACCGAGTTCATCACCGCCTACGGCGAGAAGCAGCAGGGCGACGGCACCGACCTGAACCGGCAGATCGCCGAGGAGACGCAGCGCCAGTTCGCCGCGATGCTCCGCGACCACGGCGCCGAGGTGAAGAACAAGGACGCCGCACAGGCCATCAAGCGGCTCGACCTCGACCCGCAGGCCAAGCGCGGCGGGATGCTCACCTCGCACCGGCAGGGCACCGCCTACAACGCGGCCGCGGCGGGCGCGCAGGTGGACAAGCACTTCGAGAACTCGATCGACTACGTGCGGAACATCTGGCACAAGAACCCGAACGCGGACGCGGAGAAGCTGGGTGCGCTGCGCAACGCGGCGTCCAGCGTGTCTCCGGCGGACGGTGGGTTCCTCGTCCCGGAGACGCTCCGCTCGCAGCTCCTTCAGCTCGCGCTGGAGCAGTCCGTCGTTCGGCCCCTCGCCACCGTCGTCCCTATGGACAGCAGCAGGGTGCCGTTCCCGATGATCGACACGACCACGAACAACGGGTCGGTGTTCGGCGGCATGGTCGCCTACTGGGGCGAGGAAGGCGCAGCGTTCACCGACTCGAACCCGAAGTTCGGCCGGGTCACCCTCGACGCGAAGAAGCTCACCGGCCTGTCCGCGGTGCCGAACGAGCTGCTCCAGGACTCGATCGTCTCGTTCTCGGCGCTGATCGAGACGCTGTGGCCGCAGGCCCTGGCGTTCGAGGAGGACGCCAAGTTCCAGACCGGCTCCGGCGTCGGTGAGCCCCAGGGCTTCCGCGGCTCCGGCAACCCGGCGGCCATCGCGGTGGCGCGCACCACGACCAACCTGGTCAAGTACACGGACATCGTCAACATGTTCGCGCAGATGCTGCCCTCCAGCCTCTCGCGCGCCGTGTGGATGTGCTCCCCGGACGTTCTGCCGCAGCTCCTCCAGATGAGCCTGACCGTCGGCACCGGCGGCAACAGCGTCTTCGTCGTCAACGCGGCGGCGGGCATGCCGATGTCGATCTTCGGCCGCCCGCTGATCATCACGGAGAAGGCCGGTGCCCTCGGCGCCCGCGGTGACCTGTCCTTCGTCGACCTGTCCTACTACCTCGTCGGCGACCGGCAGATCATGACCGCCGACTCCAGCACGGACTACGCCTTCGGCTCCGACAAGACGACGTTCCGGATCATCCAGCGCGTCGACGGCCGCCCCTGGATCCAGTCCGCGATCACCCCCCAGAACGGCAGCACCAACAAGCTCAGCCCGTTCATCGAGCTGGCGGCGTAACCCCCTGGCCGGCCGCGGCATTCACACCCCGCGGCCGGCTTCCACCGGGCCGGCAGTGTCGCCCCGGACCGGACACTCAGACAGGAGAACCTCATGGCATCCGAAGGACTCGGCCGTCTCTTCGACATCAGCGTCGGTGCGGCGCCTGTCGACCTCTCGTCCGCCGCGGTCACGGGCAAGCGCGTGTCGCTGAAGCGTGCGGCCGCCCTCAGCATCGTCGTGTTCAAGGCCGCCGGTACCGCCGGTGACGACCCGACGGTGACGCTGAAGCAGCACACCGCGTCATCGTCCGGGACGACCAGCAACCTCGCGGTCATCGACCACTACTACCTCAAGGACGCGGCCACCCTCGCCGGGACCGAGACGTGGACCCGCGTGTCGCAGGCGGCGGCCGCGACGATCGCCGACCCCGGCGGCGCAGGCACGAGCGCGGAGCACCAGCAGATCCTCGTCATCCCGGTCCTCGGCACGAGCCTGTCCGACGGCTACAGCTACGTGTCCCTCGATGTCGCCGACGTCGGCACGAACGCGCAGCTCGGCGGGGTCCTGTACCTGCTCCACGACCTGACCGCGGGCCGCGCGCCGGCCAACCTCGCGGCGGCGCTGGGCTGATGGCGCTCTGGGAGTGCGGGGAGTGCACGACCAGGTACGCGGTGGGCGCACCAGCGTGTCCGCACTGCGGGTCGGACCTGCGGGTCAACGAGAAGACACAGCCTCCGGAGGAGGAGCAGATGGGGAAGATCACCGTGCACGGCGGGGCCAGCACCCCGCCGGCCGACGAGCCCGAGGTCGAGACGGACGACGGCGCCGCAGAGCCGCAGCCTGAGGCCAGCGGCGAGACGGCGGCCGAGGAGCCCGAGAAGGCCCCCCGGCGTAGGACGCGGGGGAAGTAAGCCATGGCCGAGGGGTTCTCCACCGCAGCGGCGAACACCGCTCTGGACAACCAGGGCACCGCCTACCCGTGGGTCAAGCTCCACGTCGGTGCGCCTGGCGCGAGCGGTACGTCGAACGCCGCGACGGAGACGACCCGCAAACAGGCGACCTGGGCGTCCGCGTCCGGAGCGTCGAAGGCCACGTCCGCCGACCTGGTGTGGACGTCCGTGGCTGGCAGCGAGGACTTCACGCACTTCTCGCTCTGGACAGCGTCCAGCGCGGGCACGTTCGGCGGCTCCGGAACCATCACCGCCAACGCGGTGACCTCCGGCGACACGTTCACCATCCCCTCCGGCAGCCTCACCCTCACCCTGCCCGTCGCATCCTGACCAACCAGCCCAGCCCCGAAAGGAGGTGACCGAGAATGTCCCAGCGTTCCGACCAGGCCAGCGACCGCGTCAGCTACACAGCCAGCGCACCGCCCGCGCCCGCGACGGCATTCACGGTCACCTTCTGGGCCCGGCTGCGCGTCGACCGCGACGACTTCTCCACCATGCTGCGCCTCCACTCCTCCTCCGGAGGGTCGACCGCGGTCAACATCGCGACCGGCAGCAGCGGCACCACCCCCGTCGTCGTCAGCCCCGGCAACACGGGCGGCATCATCGGCACGGACGCGCTCGCCGTCGACACGTGGCGCATGC